GCTATGCTGATGCCTATCAGACCGGCTTTATGGCAGTGCGCCGCTCTGACTCCAAAGTGGCTCAGAGCGCCGCGATCGTCCGTATCACTCAGCCAGCGTCGTAATCATGTGGGGTAGACTCATGAGAGTGAAAATACTCATACATTGTGTTGGCACTCTCGTGAGCTACATGCCCGGCGAGGTTCTGGACATTGTTGGCGATGACGCCCAGCGGCTCGTATCCGCTGGGCTCGCCGAGCCCTATCAGGAGCCAGCAGCACTGGCTCCACCACCTTTAGACATTGCAGACAATAAGCGTCGTAAAAACGTGGAGAAACGATGAACATCAAGATCCTCGCGCGTGGCACGTCCGAGCCAGTAACACTGGCTGAGGCGAAGCTCCACCTGCGCGTGGACCTGAGCGATGATGATGCGCTCATCACTGCAATGATCAGCGCGGCACGTGAAATGGTAGAGCGTTACACTAGCCGCACCCTGATCTATACCGCATACCGATTGACCATGGACAATTGGCCCTACGACATCGAGCTGCCAAGGTCGCCTGCGATCGAGGCTGCGGCTAATCTCGTGACCGGCATCGCATACATCACACCGCGAATCCGATACTACGACGGTGATGGCAATCAACAGACGATGACGTATGCCGCTGGTGATTTTGAAGTTTTGCTCGACAATAACCCGCCATTACTTGTGCTGCCACCAAGCGGCATTTGGCCGGTCACCTACCCGCTCCAGCGTGGCGCAATTGAGATCGACTGGATCGCAGGGTATGGCTCAGCCAGCACGGGCATACCGCAGCTCCTGCGCCTTGCAATCATGATGCTCGTAGCGCATTGGTACGAGCACAGAGAGGCAGTTGGATCGTTTGGATCTGAGGTGCCCTTGGCAGTTGATAGCGTGCTCAGGCTCTACTCCGATGGAGGGTATAGCTGATGCCCGCCGCCACCGTAGTAGGAGACATGCGTCGTCGCGTATCCTTGCAGGCTGCGACCGATGCGCTCGATGACTACGGTCAGGCTATCCGCACTTGGGCCACCTACGCGACCGTGTGGGCCAGCGTTATCTCGACTCCAGGCAGCGAGCCACAGAGCGCTCTGATGCAGTCGTCAGTCACGACCTACACGGTCACGATGAGATACCGCACCGATGTGCTACCGACTCACCGCATGATCTACGGAGCGATCACGCTCAACATCGTGGGATTAAGCACCGTTGATGGTGTAAATAAACACCTCAAGATCACGGCTGTGCAGGTCGAGTCAGATGCGCCAGCGACCACGACGACCACGACCAGCACGACAACCACGGCAGCACCTACGACGACCACGACAACCACGACTGGAGGTGCGTGATGGCCATACGCAGCGCCCTCAATATCGATGGGCTAGTAGAGCTGGTCGCCAAGCTCAAAAAATTCCCGGTAGCTATCCGTACAGCATTACGTCGAACGGCCCGCAAGGTCGGCGGTCAGGTCGCCAAAGTGGCCAAGGCTAAAGCACCAAATCGAAAAGAGACAATGCGTGTCGGCGATCAGTTGGTGCGCATGTATGGCGCTAGCCAAGCGCTCAAAAAAAGCATCGGCGTGAAAGTCGCCACGACCCGCAAGGGCGCGGTGAATGCCATCATTGGGCCAAAGCGCAATAGCGAAGCCAAAGTATTCATTGCCTATTACAAGCCGACTGCTGCCAAAAAAGCACAGCGCAACGTCACTATCACAATAAAGCCCGCCAAGTATGCACATCTGGTGGAAAATGGATTTACCGCCAAAATTTGGGCCAGCAATAAGCGAATAAGAGTTAGCCCTAAGCCCTTTCTCCGCCCTGCGCTCGACTCCAATAGTGGGCAGGTTTCCGACATCACCGTCGATTATCTCCAGATGGCTATCGACGACCTGATTGCCAAGGGCAAAATCACACCCGACGCAGGTGATGTATGAGTGCTTTAGGCAAACTCCTGCGCACTTACCTCGTCGGTCGCACCGACTACTCCACAACCATACCCGGTGGCATATCACCAGAGAATGCTCCAGTGGGCTCATCGCTGCCCTATGTGGTCTATCAGGGCATTAGCACTCAGCGACAGATGCTCTTGAGGGGCACACCAGCGGTGATCACAGAGCGTGTTACGCTGACGGCAGTGGCTGAGACTCGATCGAGTGCGCAGGGCGTCCTAGTGTGGATTGCAGAGCAGATCGAGGCTACACCGGGACGCCATACAGTTTCAGGCGTGACCATCCATCACTGGCGCATCGAGGAAGCGCAGGATCAATCCGAGCTTGGGGGAGATGGGACCGACGAGCTAGCACGGCTGACTACAATTGACGTAGTTGGCACATACCAGTAAAGGAGTCTCGACATGCCAAATGTACTAGGACCGGGAACGACCGCAGCCTATGCGACGCTGAGCAGCAGCACCGCAGGCACTACAGCAGCTTTGAGCGGGCTGATCAGCATCGCAGCCAACGCGCGATCTACGACGTTCGCCGATGTGACCGCACTAAGCGACACGAAAATGCAACGTGTGCCCGTCAGAAATGACCCAGGCACAGTGCAATTCACACTGTATCTCGACGATACCGCGACTGCGACTAACCTGCTGAGTCTGCTCGATACTCGTCGGCTCGCCAAGGTTCACACTCGCGTGACCGTCGATCTTGGTGGTGCAAACATTGATACAATTGCAGTGTACGATGGATACATCAGCGAGATCGGGTATCCTGATATTGGCGCTACAGACGAGGCGCTGAGGTACACGGTAACACTGCAACTGAGCGACAAGAGTAACACCTAATGCCACTAGACAGAGCAGCAATTATTGGAATGGCAAAGCCCCGCATCGTCACGATCTTCGTGCCGGAGTGGGGCGGAGATGTATGTTTGCGAGAGATCACAGCAGGCCAGCGCGACCAGTGGGACGCGTGGCAAATTGAAAATGAGGGCGCGGCACGATACGCCAACATTCGCGCCCGTCTGCTGGTGCTCACCATCTGCGACGAGCAGGGTGCGCGCCTATTTGCCGACAAAGATATCGACATCGTCAGCAGCATGCCTGCTCAGACGATCGATAGGCTCTGGGACGCATCCTGCAAGCTTGTAGGACTGCGCCCTGAGGACGTGGAAAAAAACTAGCCAAGCGCCCGCTAAGGCGGGTGCTATTTCGGCTCGCTGGCCATCTCGGCATGACGGTCGGCGAGATCGAGGAGCGGATGAGTAGCACAGAGCTGGCTGAGTGGGTCGCACTCATAAGGCTCGATCCTTGGGGCTACTACCGCAGTGACCTACAGCATGCGTTGTCGGCATGGGCACCGATGGCGGCGTGGTCCAAGGGTGCTAAGGTCACAGATTTCTTGCCTCGCGATCTCTGCGCAGAGATGCAGGCAGAGAATACAACACTCACGGCACTGGTCGAGACCGGGGCCAAGGTCATGACTAGGGAGCAGGCATATGGCTAGTATCGCTAAGCTCTCGGTACAGATGGCGTGGCAGGGCTCTGAGCTGACTAAGGGCGCTGCTGATGCCAGCAAAGACTTGAAAAACGTAGGCGACAAAGCAAAGAAAACTAAAGAAGAGCTCGAGGCGCTCAAGAAAGAAAAAGACAAACTAGGCGAGAAAAAACTAAACTTAGCAGAGTCACTAGGCCTTAAATCTTTGAACGATGTCAAAGGCCTGTTTGACATGGCACGCGGCGTGTTCCAATTCTTCGTTGGCCTACCCATCCAAGGTGCAGTATCCATTTTAAAGATGGGTGGCGCTCTTGAGACCATGACGATACGAGCTCAGTACGCAGCCAAATCGATCGAGGCTGGCAATAAAGTAATCAAGGATTTACGCGACATAAGCAGCAGCAGTGGCGTGCCGCTCGAGGATCTGGCTAAGGCGTTCGAGCAATTTACCGCTGCTGGCATCAGCACGGCAGGCGCATCGACAATCTTGGCCAATGCAGGCAACGCCATCGAGCTGCTCGGTGGTGGAGCGGCTGGTGCTCAGTCAGTTGCTGCCGCAATCACTGAGATCCGTGGCGCAGCCATCGCCACTGATGGGCCGCTCAAAACATTGCAACGAGGCGGACTAAAAGTATTTGAGGCACTCGCCCAAGAGCTTGAGGCAGTCACCGGCAATGCCTACTCAGTCGAGGAGGCAATGGCTGCCGTGCAACAAGGCTCGGTGAGCAGTGCCACGGCAGTGCGCGCAGTATTCAGAGCGAGCAATTCACCAGAGGCTAAGGCAGCCGCTGACGCATTTGGCGCATCATTTGACGGGCAATTGCGACAATTGTCGTCAGGCTTCAATGATCTGCTCACAGAAATAGGCAAGCAGATGCTTGCCATATTGCAGCCAGAAAAAGCATTTTCTGCGCTCAAGGGCGCGTTTGAAGGCGTCAAAGAGGTCGTGCAAGAGATCGCCGCAGCATTTATGCCCGTGGTTGATCCCAAGGATAAAGCAGCAGGGCTAGCCTCTATATTTGAGTCGAGCAAGCAGATTGCCAAAGACGTTGTTAATAAATTGGTCGAGGGTATCACTCAGCTAAAGGGGATGTTTGACGAGGTAGTCGCTGGCATACGCAAATTGATGCAGGATTACCAAGGCATGACCGCAGGCAAGGTCGCAACCACCGCCGCTACAACAGTCGTTACCGCGCCATTCGAGATTGGCAAAGCCATGACTATGGCAGTTGGAGATTTTGTCAAAGGACCGCGTGTCGATCCAAATAGACCAGGGCAGATGACGATTGGCGATGAGGTGCGGGCTCAAATAAAACTCGAGAAAGAAATAGCGTCAAAATCAAATCTTGCTTTGATTTCTGCAATGTCATCATTTTTGCAACTGAATAATGAACTGCCAAAAGTAGGAGTCAGTGCCGAGGAGGCTGCGGTCAATGCAAAGAATCTTGCATATCAGCAAAAACTCAACGCTCAATTTGCTCTAGAGCAAGCTGAGAATGAGAAAAAAGCTAATCTTGATTTAGAGCTTGCCACCAAAGACAACGCCAAATTGACCGCGACTATACTAAATAACAATATGACCATCACCGAGAAATTCGCCGAGATGACCGGCAATCTCGAATCGATGATGGCGCAGGCAGCCAAGGGCAGCAAAGAATCCGCCGACAAATTGCGAGCAGCACAAACTAGGGTAGTAGGCAAGCAACTCCAAGACATGATCAAACAATTTGCCACGCCCCAGGCAGGCACTGCGCAGGCGTTTGTCGCTGGCTCTGCCGGTGCTGCTGAGGCTCAGATCAGGGCGAGAGTCGAGGCGACGAATGCTCAGGCCGACCCACAGAAGCAACTGGTCGCTGCTGCTGCTGAGGCTGCGCGGCAGGATGCGATCCAAGCTGAGCAAATGAAGCGCCTAGTGGCAGCCGCTGAGAAGGCCAACATCATTAAGCCCGGCACTCTGGTGATCCCAAAATAAAGGAGGCGACATGGCGTATACACTGTTTACCGAGGTCGCCGAGGGGCGCACGGCGAGCGTCGATCAGAAATTCAATCGCACGTATACCCGTGTATTTCTGGTGCGCACTGACGCCGCGACATATGGGCCAGCGTATGCCGCATCGCATCCATCGCTGCCGGTCATATTTAGCGCGCACAATGAGGACTCTGACGCGTACTGTCTGAGCATCAGCCCGTCTCAGGATCAGGGCGACCCTACGCTCTGGCGTATATCGGTCAATTACGGATACAACATCGATGCGCCATCAGCAGCATCTGCCCCATCAGGCGATCCTGCCGTCGAGACTCAGCAGACTGGCCAAGCGCCCGCAGATCGTGTGGAAAATCCGCTATCGAGGCCGAGAGACTACAGCGTCTCGACGACCTCATACCCGCTTGGCGTGATGTTCGATCGCTCTGGTACGCTGATCCGCAACTCTGCCAAAGATCCATTTCTGCCCGTGCCCGAGATCGTCAAGGGCGGCGCATCGATCACGGTAGGCCTCAACTCCGTAAACTCTCCATCGGCAGCGTGGATCGGTGCTATCGGCTCGGTCAATGCAAGCTCCTACACGGTCGGTCCGTATGTGATCGGCACAGCACTTGCCAAGCTCAATAGTGTTAGTGCCAATCTGGTGTATGAGAATAACGTCAGCTATTGGCGCTGGTCGCTTGTCTTCGAGTACCGTCCTAACGGCTGGACGCATGTCGTCAACGATATGGGCATGTTCAAGCTCGTCTCAGGCGTGCGCTCACCTATCGACTACAACGGCGTCAACGTGACAGTACCAGTCAATCTTGACGGTGCAGGTTTACCGCTTGCACCTGCGAGTAGTCCTATCCCGTTGACGTTCGACATTTACCCGCGTGTGACGTTTCCCGCACTCTAGGAGGCCCGTAGACGATGGCTGGCTATCTCCTAGACGACCAATCAATCGCGCGCCTTGCCACGCTTTTGCGTGAGTATGAGGCGGGCAATCTGGCCAACCGTGACCGCAACGTCATGCCACGATCTGGGCCGAGCTACCCGATCGTGCATGTGGTGCGTGTCACATCGACAACGCCAACATCAGGCTACTATCCGGGTAAATTGCTGACCTACGTTGCCGATACCGACACGTGGACCGACGATGTCGATATCAAAATCAAGGATGTAAATGGTGGTGTGCCCATCGTCCAGCGGTATCTCGGCAGGTACGCTGGCATCAACAGCTATGGCAACCCGGTGTACATGCTTGATCTGTCGGGCACCACCGGAACAACGACTACCTGCTCTGTGCTGACCTATGACTACGTGTCATCCATCTCTTGCGTCGATGGCACAATAACGCCCGTATACACGACAATATGCGTACCATGTGCCTACTACTGCACAACGACAACCACCACCACGACCAGCACAACCTCGAGCACAACAACCACGACGACCAGTACCGCGGCACCCACGACGACTAGCACGACCTCGACGGGTGGTGGTTAATGAGCACGATGCCACCAACGACCTCAAGCTCGTCGAGTAGTAGCTCGTCCTCGAGCTCCTCGAGCTCATCATCGAGCACAACAAGCTCGACCACAACTAGCTCTAGTAGCACATCGCCACCGACGACAACAAGCTCGAGCAGCTCGTCATCTACCACAACCAGCTCGACCACGTCATCGACAACCTCGAGCACGACTACCAGCACGACCACGACTGCGGCACCGACTACGAC